TACTATAAAAAAAGATGCACACCATGTTTTAAAGGTGTATTGTATTGCTAAAGTAGGAAACAACGTGTTAAGCGACCATATTAAAGATATAGGAGCAAACACAAATGCTAAAGCTAAAATGGTTATTAAAAAGAATAACACAATACTATTCATTGTTATTATATTTTATACAGGATTATTGAATAATCAACTAGTGTTGTAAGTAATGTTATTATGCCAAACACATCAAGCAGCGTTTTCGGATTCGGTCGTAACGTGGTTAAAACAGCTCCAAAACCAACTGAAGCTGAAATCCAAAAAAAATTACAAGAAGAGCAACAAGCTCAAGAAGCTGCTAAGCAAGCTCAAGAAAAAAAGCCTTAATTTAAGGTAATCTACCTTTTATTAAGTTAGGTGCAGGTACAACCCCTGCAGGTATTTTAACGTTTTTAAAACCATCGTTATACCAACGTGTACCGTACTGACTATTCTTTTCTCCTTTTTGATGACCTCTTTCCTGAAGAGTTTTCTTTTGTTTAGCTCTAGCTTCAGGTGTTTTAGATAGCTTTGCACCAAGTAGTGCGTTTTTTCTATTTTTCTCTAAAAGTTCTGGGAAACGTTTATAGCTTTTTTGCAGTGTTTTAAGTCTTTTGGCTATAGTTTCTTCTGAAATATAAACATTGCCGTTACCACCTTTAACTAAATTATAGGTATCTACTCTACCTATATAGTTTTCATCTACGAGTTCTCTTTCCTTCTTTAAAAGAGTTTCTCTATCATCGAAAAATGCTATAATCTCCCGTAAAAAATATTCTTTGCCATACTTTTTAATGTCTTCTGTTAATAGGTAACCAGATCCCAAATACCCGTCCTCAATTGTGTCTGTACTATGTACGCCTATATATTCTTTTTTAGTTACTGTACAAATTGTCTTATAAAGATAGTGATACTTATACTCTTTTTCCATACGTTTAATTAACCTCTAAAACCGTACTTACGTATACCAGAGCGATGTCCAGGCAGTGCCATATACTGCTTTGCTTCGTTAAAACTATCTCCTGAAAGTACTTGACATGAACCACCTGTTTTGTGGTCCCATACCATTATACCAAAACGATTACGCTGAGTTTCTTTTTTTACTGTGTTAGGGTCTGTAAAAATACCTAATTCAATAAGTTTTTGTATTTTAGGATCCATATTATAGTTGTTAATAAATTTTTAATAAAAAAAGTGCCTTTATGAAAACTCTACAGCCCTGTACTTTTACTATAGATACACCGCGAAGGTATACGTTAATGCACGGGAGCATTAACAACGCGCAGGGTTCAGGCTCATTTAAAGAAGAGTCTTTGTTAATGTAAGCGATTAAACTTACAAAGTATTTAAAGAACGAAAAGAAATATAGTGCTTAATCAATTAAGATCAAGCACTATTTTTAATTATTGCTGTTGCTGATTTGAATTAGTAGCTGCTGGAGTTGCAGGAGCTGCTGATGTAGCGGATTTCTTAGCGAAGAATTTCTTATAAGCTAAGAAGCCTGCTGCTGCGAGAACGAGAATAATAATGAGTGTTTTCATACGTTATTATTTACTGTTTAATGTACGGAAGGTATCGGGATTACTGGAAGGCCAAATATACTCTAAATTATCTGGAGCATCAGGGAATTGCTGCCTATAATGCTCCGGATATTTCTGTATTAGCATTGATTGATGTGATAAATGTATATCTTTATTACCTAACCACCAAGGAAGCGTAGTAGGTTTGGATTTATCGTAGTAAACACCTATCTTTTCATAGCATGTATCTTTATAGCCACGTTCTTTCCAAACCTCACAAACTACCATACCATATAATGCTAATGCATTTTCATAATTACGCCACATTTCTCTACAAGGGTGGTTTTTCCAACCTTTGTAGTTAGGTCTGTGAAAAGAGTTGAGAAGTTGTAATACTTCAACGCGCTGCTTGCCAAGACGTTTAACATCTAAGCATTCAGCTGATTTTTTAAAATCTGAATATGGTAAAAATGTTTGCACTTTAGTGTATTAAATGTTGAGCTAGTACCATCATACTGAGCCATAACCACATAGTATTGAAACCAACTAATGTAGGCAACGCTTTTTTACGGCTTGCCCATATTAAAGTTGCGCTTGTAATAAGTGTTAAATAATAAAATTGCCAAATATTAATACCAAATATTAAACCTGGTATAATAATAATTGCTTTAGCAGCCCAGGATACACATTCAATAGTGTTATAATTGGTCCAATACTCTCTTGTGAACCACATTGCATAACACTCTTTTACGTGTTTCCAGCTAATGAAAGTATAGAGAAAAATAATCACTATTGCCCAAACTAATGTAGCATATAGTATTTGATGAGTTGTCATAATGTCGTTTGTAATTAACTATGCTTTTTTAGCTATAATTTCTTTATCCCATACTTCCCGAATATAGGCAACATATTTGTGTAAAAAGTTTTTAGCTTCTTCTAAAGTACTAAGTTGATGATAACCTTCTGGTGGTAAATCTGCCCCAGGCATGCTTAAATCTCCCATAGCCCCGATCATAGGTTTAAATTTACCGTTATCGAGCTGACGAATAACAAGGTAACAGCAACGATAATCCCATCGTTCCCAAATACCACATTGTAAGTCTTTCCATTGAGAAGCTGCCTGTCTACGTAAAAATGCTTTATTCATAGTACCTAGTATGGTACTTAATTAAACAAGTGCAACTTTAATTTGCTGTAGAAGACCCAAAAGCTACTCTTTTTCCACGAAAGTTTGTAACTACCCATTTTACATTTGCACTACTTGAAAGTGCCCGTAATGCTGGAGAATTAGGTATTACCTCTTTACCACTCTGAGTAAAATACTCAATATCTGCAACTAGATAATACACTCCCATGTATATATCTGCACCATCTGTATATAGTGCTTTTTGCTCAACAGCCGTTAGCTCGTTAACATTGCCAATCAATGTCAAATTCATAGTTTAATATTGCAACAGTTCCCAATCATTAAAATTTTCATTTACAGGTATAAAATGCTTATCAAATACAATTATTAATTTTTTATCTGCTTTTTGTATCCATTCAGTAAAACTAGGGAGAAACGTGTTGTTATTATATTTATTAAGATCAGCTACAGAAATCTTAAATTTTAAACTATTTAACATACCTAATCCAGCATAAATAGCATCTATTTGCATACTACTATATGACAATTCAAACGCTATATCTTTAAAATTTACTTCCATCTACGATAAAAAAGGGGTCTTATGCAATAACATAAGACCCCTAGGGTTATAACTTAGCGGCGTGATTTCGATGGCTTAGCAAAGCGTCCCTTTGAATCGCGAACGTTATAAAAACGTGGCTTTAGGTATACTTGGCTATATTGGGAATTAAAACCTACAACACTAAACCTTGAAAGGTTAATTTGACGTTCAGCTGATGCAAATGCAGCTGCTAAACGCTGTGAAGCTGGCTTCTTACCAATAGTGCGATTATTGAACTCACGTACGATAGTATTTTTTGATGTAGTACTCATATTGACTGGTATAGTATAACCTATTTAAAATAATTTTCCACTTGCTTTATGTACGGATTAAATAAATATTTTGCAACATACATGAACAAACTTTATATTGCTATTATAGGCATTTATGACGAAAATACAACTGAACAAATTGTATTAAAAGAAACAGGCGTGAATGCAATAAACGTGTATGAAGCTCACAAACAAGCATTTTGGAAATGCAATGTGAAAGAAAATCAAACAGTACTACGTATACTGGAAGCTGATACACGTAAGTTGCAATTTGACTTTCAAAAAGGTTTTACCCCTTAAAGGTTGTTGCTAGTATAGCTCGGTAAAGCTTTTACTTTTTTCGGTGTAACCAAATTAAGTATATCGTTTTGTAAAATATATATGTTTGTTAACGTACGGTTAATTACATCACTAGTAACTAATTCGTTACTGTGTACAAAATAACTATCGTTTATAGAGAACACTTCAGATATATCTGAAGGCACAAATGAAGTTAAACATATACTTGTTGTACTTGTATTAGGTATAATAAGATTGCCGTTACTATCAAGATTAATGTAATACTTTCCTTCAATTGCTTTATAAAGTATTTCATGGTTTTGAATAATGCGCAACAAGCTCTTATTATAAACCCAGTCTTGTATAAATTCATTACTATCAATTAAACAAGCAGATAAAGGCGTAAACAAAGCACTAACTCCTATTGTATCGTACAGATTAAGAGTTGTAGGTAAATCAACAAATTTGAATATTCTAGTATTAGTAGCTAAGAAAAAGTTTAACCGGTCATCAATAAACCCAGTTTTTAGATATTCAAAACCACCTAAAGTATCAAAGTCTGGGAATACTATTTTGTTAAGCGCTTTACCTGTTGTAAGATATTTGTATATGTAATAAGGGGTAATTAAATAAAGAAACGCACCGGTTGGATCAATTACCATTTTGTTAATAACATCATTTGATTGTATGTTACCTGAAGGTAAAATATAAGCAGTGTTGTTTGGTACAGGGAAAGCATTAATTAGATTACTCTTTTGATCTAACTCAAATATAGCATACGGAGATTTAAAAGCATATATGTTTGGTGTAGGAGTACCGTTAGAAAGCGCTGAATTAAACCCACTTAAACCTATAGCTTGTACAGCAAAGTTTGTATAATTTAAACCAGATGCTGCGGCATACTTAACTGTTTGTGTATCTGGTATAGAACCATATTGCTGATACGGTAAACTTGCATTAGACCAAATGGCGCCTGTTAATGGGGAATAATATGTACCACCAGAAATTAAGCCATATAAAGTAAACGAATTACTGATACCAGATGATGTAATATCATTTAGTCTTAAACCGTCATGTACAAAGTTAATTTGATACATGTTACCTGTTGCAGAAGAAGCAGATATGGTTGTAGAATACGTTACAATAGGTGGCACCGGAGCAAATGTTTGCGCCAATACAAATACGTGTTCGTTGGCTCTATTTACTTCAATACGTTGTACACTATATGCACTTAATAGACTTGTGTAAAGAGTACTTAACCAACCTAGTGCGGTGTTGTAAACTTTAACACAGCTGTTATTGCTATCCGCTACATAAATTTTAGCGTTCCAAGCTTTAATTTCTACAGGGTTATTGAAACCTATATTATTACTTCTTGTACCATACTCTCCACCTACTTGGGCAATAGGGGTTAATATGCCGTCGTTTATGTTAAGATCGACCTTGTATACTGTATCTGTGTCAAGTATGAAAAGTTCATCATTATAAGAATCAATAGCGCTTAAGCTATTAAACTTAGGCATGTTAAAACTACCAATATTTGCTGCACTCAATACTAAAGTGTTGTAATAGTCATTAGTACGTACCTGTATGTAGTCAGGGTTACTACCTAACCCAGCAAACGCAATATAATTATAGTAATCCGGAGCTGAATTGTTTGTAAATCTATAAGATTTAAAGTCTTTTACAGTACCGTCTGCAAAACCTATTGCGCTTACACTATTATATGTATTAAATAGGCCGTCATTTAATCCAGGTATAGTTGTTCTCCATGCATACCCTGTTAGAGGGGTTGTATTGCTTTGATTTAAAATACCAGTCCACTCTACTAAATTAAAATTAATATTAAGAGAAAGAATTTGAGATACACTTTGTAAATAGTCAAAATTATCTTGTATTTTTTGTAAACTATTGTTTATGGTACCTGCTACTGCCCATTCGTTTGAACCTATTTTAATATCGTTTAATTTCCACGGTAATACAGGCGTATCTATTGTTGGGTCATAAAAATTAACTGTTGAGTAAGTAGGTAAAGTAGCATCAATGTAAAACCTGTTAGTTAATACACGAGGCACACCACCAATACCTGCTAAAGCTGCAACAGTTACTGTGTAGCCTATATTTGCTGATATAGGTAATGTATAATTGTATAAAAAGAAATTGCTACTACTTGGTAAAGAAGTATATGATGTATAACCTGAAAGTGTACCGTAGTAGGAATTACCTGAACCATCTCCCCAATTAATACCATAAGTTGTAACGTTTTTACTGATTGGATACACTGACTGTACCCATACTGGAGAATTTGTTGTAGCTACTGTCCAAGGCGTATAAGCTGCCAGCACACCTGTAGAAGGTGTAACAGAAGGCGTTATACTAATTGTAGGAGTTACTGTTGGTCCAGGAGTAGAAGCCGGAGTTACTGTTGGGGTAGGCGTAACTGCCGGTGTTCCTGTAGGGGTAGGTGTTGGAGTAAGAGATGCACCAGGTGTACCACTAACACTAGGTGGTGGGGTTACAGTAGGGGTAGGTGTTACAGTACTAGTCGGAGTACTTGTAGGAGTAGGAGTGATACCAGGTGTAAGAGTAACACTAGGGGTAACAGTATAAGACGGTGTATTTGTGGGGGTTACTGTGGCTGCAGGGGTAACAGTAGGAGCCGGCGTATTAGACGGCAGCGGTGTTACCGAAGGAGTCGGAGTAGCAGGTGGTGTAGAAGCCGGAGTAGAAGTAGGTGTAGCTGTCGGTGTTGCAGGAGGCGTACCACGCGGGGTACTAGTAGGGGTAGGGGACGGTGTTGATGCCGGCGTGCTAGTGGGTGTAGGCGTTACAGCTGGTGTTGTAGTAGCTGTCGGTGTAGGTGTTGGGCCTACTACTGTAACGGTATAATAAATGTACGAACTGGTTGCCCCATTATTATCGGTTGAACTTGCCCTAAATACGTAATTACCTGTACCATGATCCCAAGTAGAACTGTAACTTGCTGTACTGCCTGGGTCGTTTGCTAAATCTGTATAACTACCGAATCCTGGAAATAATACCTGTATGTCAGTACTAGCTATACTACCCCAAGAAGCTGTATCAATATCGCTACCATTAGCTGTAATACTATAACTAGTGCCTACTACTGGAGAACTACTCGGTAATGTACCCCAAGAAACTGTTGGGTAAGCATTAACGTTTATAGTCTGATATATGGTAGTTACTTGACCATAAGAGTCTTGCGCTTGAGCACGCCATAATACAGTAGTGTTACCAGAACCGGTATCAGTAGAATTATTACCAGTATTATCAGCCGAAGAAACATAGCTATATGGGACTTCTGCCCACGGTACCCATGTACTACCACCATCGTAAGACTTGTCAATTAATATAGCAATTAATGCATTAGCACCCGAATATGCATTGGCTCCTGGACGATATGTTTGACCAGAATTGACTGTGTAGTTGGAAGGAAAACTACCACCATCCCATGCAATTGTTGGTGCAGCTGGTGTTGACCAGCTTACAGTAGCAGATATGTTAGAACTACCTGAATCAAAACCATATATACCACCTTCAGGGGTTGCATTACCTGAAACCGTCACACCCCCACCGAAATTGACACCGTAATACGTTCCACCAGGAGCTACTACAACACTATCTGCTACCCAGTCTCCGCTAGGCTGTCTTCTTAAATTATTAATCGTTACTTGAGCAGTAGCTTCAACGCTATAACTATAAATACTTTCATTATCCGTTGCTGTATAACCACCGAAAGATGCTACAGCTTGTGCGTTATTAGGAAACTCTGAAGAATCTGTTACATAACTAGTAGTAGTACTTGTAACTACTATATTATTAAGAATGGTAGCCCCGTAAGATCCTACATAATCATCAAAGTGAATAGATACAGAGTTACTAAGTGTACCCCCTGAAGTAGAACTATTATTATATAAGCTTACAGAACCCATGTGTTATGTTATTTACTCCCAAATTATGTTACGCAATTGAGCATATGCTGGAGCTATATTAGCAACAGCGGTTTGTATATTATTCTCTACTATAGCTTGCACAGAAGGTGCAAGTATACCAGAGTTTTTAATCTTTATATCAAAAAATTGAGATTTAGCACCGGGTAATCTATGTAAGAAAAACCTTTCAATTTCTTCAATATAACCACGTAACCCTGTTGGTATTAACCAGTCAAAATTATTAAATTGATTATACTGATAATGATTAGATAATGCTAATATATCAGAACGAGTAAGTGTTATGTTATAAAAACGTATATCTGCAATTCTACCGTTGTACAGATATCTATCAGGTAAACCTATCCATTCGTTTAATGTAGAGTTTTTGAAGTTACTAGCTCCAATAGTTATTTGCGGGTTATTTTTGTAGTTGTATATAGTACGTAAATTAGCTTTTTCACTTGGAAGACGTGATTTCCAAACAGATCTATTAACTATATTACCATCTACATATAAAGATGCTACATTGTTATTACTGACGGTGACTGCAAAGTGATGCCAACCAGGGGCTAACAAGTTTGTGTTGTAGCTAAGGGTAAAGTAGGTAGGTACCGGTGTAGTTAAAGTAGGATCTTGAGTAACAATGTTTGCTCTTATACCTTGGGAATTAACATAAGGTGCAACAAACTTTCTTTGATAATCAAACCCTGTAACATCCCCATTTGGTATTAAGTTTGGTACAGCTACTTTGCTTATTAATACGCCGTTTGCATCAACTTTATATACAGTTTGAGACTTACCATCTAATACTAAGCCGTAGTACTGTAACACATTATTACTATTAAGTTCGGCTATAAAATTAATTACCCTATTGTTTGTAGGTTGATCATATACTAAGGAATCACTAGTATTAATTTGCTTTGACCAGAGTATAGTTCCATTACTATTAATCTTAGCTAAATGAGTTTTGTTGTAAGTAATCCAAACATTGTCGTTTTTATCACAATTAATGTGTTCCGGGTATGCAACAGTTAATATACCTGTATTGTTTTTATACAGTATTCCACCACTGAGAGTGTACACATTATTATTACTATCTACACAGCCATTAACAGCGACTAGACTTTTTGAAGATAACCAATCTGAATTATAAAACGAGGGTTTGCCGTCAAAGTCAAGAACAAAGTTATTAAAGTTAGCAGCAGAAACTGAACTTACTAAAATACCATTTGTTAAAAATTGTCTATAACAACAAGAAGTGGCATTGTTTCTTGTTTTTAATATAATATAATTTGTCGAATTTTTAGTTATAAGTTCAGCATTTACAATAACTTCGCTTGTAATAGTGGAATCAAAAGCGGTTAAAGCTACTTTATTTGTTAATAAGCCATCCGGGTCAAATGTGGAGACGAATTTGTTAGAAGAATAATTGTCAATAACATAATAACTGTTATCGTAAAGACCTTTTAATATAAAACTACTACTACTTAACGGGTCGGTTGCAGAAGTTTCAAATGTACCGTACAGCTCGTAATTTAATTCTTGTAATTCTGTGTTGTATGTATAAAGAATATTAGGAGCTGCTGCTACAGTGAAGTAAGGTGTTAATATAGGGTTGTTAACAAATACACCAATACCGCCATTAAAATAATTACCGATAATTTGATCTCCGGCTAAATCAGCCCAATTGTCTTGATATAAGAAGAAAGAAAGAGTATTACCTTCATTGTTATTGAAATCGTTAATACTTGTATTAATAGTACCATATGTACCATTAGTAATATAATATGGTGTTTTTACTGTACTATCAATACCGGAATTACTTGGTGTAAACGAGTTTATAATGCCTGCACTTAAGCCTGTTACTTGATTATATAGTATATCGCCGAAATTATCAATATAATACGTTAAACCGGAAAATGAATTAACTAATGTTTCATTATCATTGTCTCCAAATCTATGATAATAGTATAACACCCCTGGTTCAAAAGTATTAGTTGAAGGTACATCCCATATTAAATTAGGATAATTATTTGTACTGTTTACTAATATACCAGATAAGGCAGATATAGCACTATAAGCAATACCATACTGATTAACCTGTTTAGGGTCATAATACCTATCTACCCAAACCGGTAACACGTTTACATTAGCACCAGCTGATAGCCACGAACAAAAATATACCCCTTTGCGGTTGTATGTATTAGTACCTGGATAGTACGCACCAGAAGCACTGTTGCCCCAGCTACTGTAATAAGCATAGTCAGCTACTTTTTTGACCAACCTATCAGAACGAAACGGTGTAACGTCTGCGCGAGCACCATAGCTAATTAATGTAGAAGAACTTAAAGGTAGCACCACTGAACCATAAGGATAGTGAAAGTAATTATCTTGATCTTTTACAAAGTTAATTTTTGCTACATTAGAGTTATAACTTAAATAAATTTTATCAAACCCCTCAGTTTGATTTAGCCCAGTAAACAGTTTAGTGTAGTAACGAGTCGGAACATTAAAAACTGTTGATTGTACGTGCTGTGGGGAATAATAATTTTTTAGTGTGTTTATATTAGTATCTATCCAGCCACCTGAAAGGGTTTTAAAAGGAGCTGATACTAAATAATTAAATTTTGCATTACCAGAACTTCTTGCTACACTTAAATTGTTATCTAATCTAGAATATTGTACTAAATCAGACTGTCCATATGTTTGAGTATTACCATAAGCATTATCTAAATGTAGTCTAGTTATATTTAAAATACACTCTGAAGGTATTGTTAAATTGTTAGAACCTACACTATAATTAGTAAAGGTTTGAGGTACCAAACTATTGGCAGAAAGAGCAACGATTTGGGCTGTCTTGGAATTAAATAAGCTTACATAACTACCACTTGCAAGAGTGACAAAAGTATAATAAGATTGATCAGGTACCCAGTTTATAGGGCCTGCAGAAAGAGGATTATAAAAACCATTACTAATTAAGTAGTTTGTTACAGAGTTGTTGTACGAGTCTGTACTAACATAAGAAATTTGTATTGTATTGGTTTCAGAAGGAAAATTAATATTGAAAATAGTTGCTGCACTTAATTCTGTAGTAAACGATAAAGTACTACCAGACGTAGAATTAAAGTTAGTAGCGTAAAGATATAAGGTACCTGTTTGATCTGTAATTAAAGAGTTAACAACATAATCTCCTGGAGATATTAATGGCTGAGTTGTTATACTATCAGTTAAACGAGAAAAATTTGTTAATGCTAATAATTCGTTTTTGTTTAGCGTAATATCTAATGTATTACCTAATAGCGTGGTATTGTAAAAGTTTAAATCATCAAATGTGTACACTATGCCACCACGCAACGTTAAGTTGTTATCATATCCATACGTTAAAGCTACTGGAGCAGCACTAAGAATCATACGGTAATACTTACTACAGGAAACAGGACTTTTATACTTCTAAACCGGTATGTTAATTGCATTTTTCGGATATAAAATCTTTAATACTCATATATTTAAGGTTACCGTCTAAGTTCAATCTTTGATGCAGTTTTTTACTTACGTATCTATTATTGCCAAATTCGCTTTGCACTAAATATCTAGTGATTAAAGTGTATTTTGGATTGTTTTTATAGTCATTGTTGAAGTCTTTTTTTGTTCCGGTTAAAATAGTGGGAGTTAAATGTATTTGTTTAAAAGAAGTCAATTTCCATGTACTATCTTCCAAACAAACAGTGTTTTGTACGTTACAACTAACCCACTTTAAGTCAATTTTAAGTCTGCATTCATTTAAAGCAAAATTATACAATTCATGAAATGTATCTTCTAATAACTGCAGGTTTAAATATTCTCCGGTAAACCATATATCTAAATCCCAGGTGCTACTCATATCATATACACAAGATCCACACACCCAGGGTGTTAAATTATTGCAGTGTAATTGTTCTTGTCTGGTTTCTATAAATTTCTTTACACTTGAAAGAGTAGGTTTATCCCAACATTTATCAGTTGTAATCTTACCAGCTTGGTAAAAAAATGACATGATGTAAAAAATTAACCGAAAACGTCACTATTACCACTATCGTCTCCACCAAGAAAGCCTCCACCGTCTAACTCTCCACCATCTCCATTACCCATGATACCATCAGAACCCCCTGCATCAGCTCCTGCATTGGTACTATCGTTTGTAGTTTGTGGATATATAAGGCCCGTATCAGGAGAAATATAAGCCCCATTAGCATCTACTTCCCCTTGCGGTACGGCGGTAGAATTTGCAATAGAATCGGTAATTGCTTGACTTTGTGCATCTACATTTGCATCTAAAGAAGCAAATATTGAATCAGTAGCAGATTGAGTAGAAGCATCTAAAGATTGCTGAGCAGCTGTGGTTTGATCTACTATTGAATTTGCAATACTCTGTACTATAGGGTTAGAATATGTTTGATTAATATTAATACCGGAATTATTAGTTAAATCAGTAAGAGCGTCTGTTAAACCTTGCACAAAACCACCAATTTGATCATCTATATTTGTTTGTACATTGCTATTTAATTCTTCAAGAGTGCCTTGCAAAGTTAACGGGCTACCTGCTAAAACTGGGTTTCCTATAATCACTTTACCTTCTGGTACGGTTGAGTTTTCAGGTAAAGAATAATCCACTGGAGGGGAATTACTAAATGTTGGGTCTCCTGATCCTATATAAAATCCAGGGTCTATAATTATTACCGGCCCATAACCCCCACCACCTCCACCTCCACCAGAACCACCCCCACCAGAACCACCCCCACCAGAACCACCACCCGGACCAACTACTACTGTAATTATATCAAATAATGAAGTTATAACCACATCTTGAGAAATAGTTATAGTAGAATTATCAAGACTACCTTGCGTGGTATTAACACTTATTTGATTGCCTGCTGTAACAAGACTACCGTTAATAACGCAAGCCCCGCTATTTACTTGATAGCCTACTACATAGTAACCACCAAGAGGTTGAGCATTAAGACTATATGTGCCTGCAGGTAAATTTACCGGGTTACCAGTACCGTCTCCATTTATAGAAGTAAATAAACCATTGTTACCGTTAATAGGGGTAGCTGCATAGCTTTGTACCGCTCCCACCGTGGCCATAGATGAATATACTGTATCGTTGGTAGTGTTTGATGTGTATGCTCTATAATAATATGTATTTGCACCTAAACCACCATCTGTAAGAGTTAAAGTGTTATTAACTGTATTAGGGTAAATTGGAGAACCGGTAACGTCAGTCCAAGTAGCTTGATCAGTAGAACGCTGTATACCATGTATGTTAAGTACAACATTACCCCAATTAGAATTAGCATTAGATGTTAAATTAACTGTAAATGGGCCGCCCCCAGAAAAAGAAGCAGGGCTAGTGCTTATATCTACAGTTACTTGATTGTTAATAACCTGTATAACACTAGAATCACTTGAGTAATAGGTTGTACCGTTAACTACAGCATATGCAATAAATTGATAATAACCTGGCCCTGAATCTGGAGACCATGTAGTGGTTATTACAGGGTTAGTAGCATTAGGGGATATACTTGCTATAGTAACGTAACCACCGCCTGTTGGCGGGTTAGTACTACCACTACGGGCCTGTATTGCAAAGCTTGAAACTTGTAAGTTTGAAAAAGCTTCACTCGATATAGTTAAAGACGTACCATTTGTTATAATTGACGGAAAAAGATTTATACCGTCAAATACCCCTGGGGTGGTTACAGAAACACTAGCTACAGTACCATGAGTAGGGGTAGGGGTAGGAGAAGGTTGTGGGGCTGGTGGGGAAGTTGGTATATAACTAGGTGTAGGTGTAGGAGAAGAACCTGGTGTTGAAGACTGAGAAATTGGAGGCGTTAAAGTAGGCGTGTGTGTTGGTGTTACTGTTACTGGTGGGGTGTTTGTCGGTGTAGGTGTTGGAGTAGGACTATGAGTAGGTGGCGGTGTTGGAGTAGGTGTTGGGGTAGAATATAAATTCCTAAATATATTCTTTAAATCGTTACCACCAATACCAACGTTCGGTGTTGTGTTAACAGCAAAATCTGTAGGGTTTGCTATTTGATCGCTAATTACATTAGAACGATCAAACAAATCATTTAAATCATGTTGTATACCACCAGAAAGTACTTTATAACCTGTTACAGGGGCTTGATTTACCCCTGAATACGGAGCAAATGCAGAAACTAAATCTACATAAGTAGCCGAAGCGCCTTGCACGCCTAGGTTTACATTATAAAGATAACCTGTAGCAGATAACATTAGGATTTAGCTTCAAGAGCTTGTACTCTTAGAGTTAGTTCTTTAATTGCGTTGATTAAAACTGGTACTAACTTACTATAATCTATAGATTCACATTCCCCTACAGGTCCTTTACCTACAGCTTCAGGTATAATTAAATTAACTTGTTCTGCTATTAAACCAATATCATTAGTAATAGGTTTTTCAATCCAATCAAACCTTACAGATTGTAACTGTTGTACACATGCTAAAGAGTATTCTAAAGGTCTAATATTTGTTTTATATCTTTCAGAAGACTGAGATTGAAAGCCTGTAGCATATATAATAGCATTACCATCAATTTGTGTACCAGGATTATCTTGGAATCCGGAACCACCAGTTGTAAATGTAACTATATCCCGCGCATTACCAGAAAAATTGGAAACTACTGGATAAAAATAGTTAGAGCCGACATTGTTAAAGAAGTCGTTAACAGATATTCTACGACCACCAGCATTACTGCTTTCAATCGGCAAATAGTCTATGTTCGTACCTTGAATAACAGCTGTATTCGTTAAAGGTAACTGGATAATTCTAATTTGTGGATTTGCCATATATATTATTTACTAGGTTAGCGTTATTATAAACATGTACAACTACCATATGTACGAGTGTTTTCTAGGTTCACTGAACATGTAGCACTTCCAGTTACACCATAGACTGTATCGTAAACGTCGCATCTAGCAGTGCCATACTGTACTGTATCACCGCATTCCCAACAGAATACTGCTGCAGTAAAGCTTGTAGAACTACTTGAAGGAGAAACTATATTAATATTGCCGTTGTCTATAGACCAACTATAAGTGTAAGAACCTGAACCACCTCCTACGCTTACAGAGTTAGATGTACTTGCGGTACATTCATTAGTGTTAGTACAAGAACCAATAGCATCCCCGGTACTCATTGTAACTGTTAAGGATACAGGGGACGGAGTAGGTGTTGTTGTAGAAGCTGGGGTTGGGGTAGGATCAGGAGTGCTAGGTGGTGTGTTAGGTGGTGTAGAAGCTGGGGTATTAGAAGGTACCGGTGTTGGAGTTGGGGTTGAAGTTGGAGTACTTGCTGGGGTAGAAGTAGGTGTAGATGTCGGTGTTGAAGCTGGGGTACTTGGAGGTGTTCTTGTAGGTGTAGATGTCGGTGTTGAAGCAGGAGTGTTAGGCGGCGTACTTGGTGGTGTATGAGAAGGCGTTACAGAAGAACCAGGGGTTTGAGTAGGTGTTTGCGAAGGTGTTGATGGAGGAGTGCTTGGCGGTGTTGAAGTCGGAGTAGAAGTAGGAGTAGAGGCCGGTGTACCGGTTGGTGTTACTGTTAAAGTAGGGGTAGGTGTAGCAGTAGCTGTTTGAGAAGGCGGTGGTGTAGGTGTTGGAGTAGATGTCGGAGAAGCAGGCGGTGTAGAAACCGGTGTTACGCTGTTCGTAGGGGTTAATGTAGGAGTATATGTTACTGAAGGTGTTAACGATATAGTAGGTGTTACTGTAGGTGTATATGTAGGTGTTACCGTTGGAGTAGAAGTGAAAGTAACGGTCGGGGTAACTGTAGGTGTTGCACCTGGTGTTAAACTTATAGTAGGCGTTACTGCTGGGGTGTTCGTAACTGAAGGTGTTACAGTAACTGAAGGGGTATGAGTAGAAGTAGGTGTTACCGTTGGAGTAGACGTAAATGTAGGTGTTACTGTTGGGGTATGAGTCGGGGTAGCAGTTGGCGTTAAAGTCGGTGTAGTTGTAGGTGTTAAAGAAGGGGTAAGAGTAGGGGTGATGGACGGAGTTGGAGTAAGAGATATATTTGGAGATAACGGAATATAATTTACTACACCAGCTTGATCTTGAGTGTTAAAGAAAAATGCTTGATTTGTATAGTTAGATAACCCTTCAGCAACAATAATTTGCTTATTGTTAGTACCCCATGCTCTATTTTTTAATAAATGAACAGAATCAAAAGAAGCAGGAGCCTGAGGTGTTGTAGCGATAGGGTTATATGTTAACCATGTAGAATCTGCTTCTACTAATAGATTATATGTATAAGCTGTAAGACTTGGAAACATTGTAGCCGATACAACTACAGATGTTACAGAAGTACCACTTGCTGTATTATAAAATGTCCAAACGAAATTACTTCTACTATCAATACCAGCAGTTGCACCTGTAAGAGCGTCTTGTAAACTACTATACGTGTAGTTACGCGTTATAACCTTTTGAAAGTTAAAAGCTGATAATATATATGTAATTCTTCCAACAGTGTCATTACCAAAATTAATCGCGCTTGGTTGAAACACAACAGTAAGTGGAGAGTAACCTGTTAAAGTTACCAATGGAGAGGCCTGATCTGGCTGCGGAAAATTATATGCTAATACAGACATTAATATTGTACTTTATAGGTAATAAGGTTTAATTTTTGAGTTTGATATGGAAAACTAATAAATGTAATAACGTAAGTTTGAGTATCCTCGTTATAACAAAATACAGGGGCTTCCATATAACTTACCGTACCTAGTGGGTAAACATACTCTTTAAATACGTTAGGGTCGGTAGTGTTTGTTGGATAAATTCTAGTTCTATCTTTCGGATTGTTAAGATCAAGTCGATACAATACAGGTACAACTACACTAGAAAGGCCGTTGTTACCTATAATAGATGTAGAGCCTCCTGTTATAGTGCTTGAAACCAACGTACAAATGGTGATATTATTGTTTATATCATCATACCAATTACCACCATAATAAGTTACAGCATTAGGAGAAAGATTACCTATACTACTATTAAAATAATTAGTTAATATGGCATTACTTGCTGTAGACCCGGCAGATAATGGTAAATAGTTTTGTAGGGATTTTTGTATTGTGTAGGTATTATAATCAAATGTAACCTTTTCGTACAATATAGTACTAGAAAGCTGTATAACTAACGTATCATAAAACACTTCAAAGTTTACAATATTGTTTGCAGTTAATTGACTATAAATTGTACTATCATATATGTAGTTATTATATATTAAATTTAAAGCAGATGGCCCTATGTTAATAGTACCATCAACTGTTTTTGTCCACAAAGCTCCAGTAGCAGTAACCATGGAATACATACTGTATGGTCTTGTAAACGGTTTATATAAACCGTATTGATTACCAAACACATCTGTACACCAAGAGTAAAGCTCTCTTCCTGGGGTAAACACCAAATTGGTTATTCTTTGATTTAAATTAAAGTAATTAAACTCATCTAAACTGTTAGCACCATTATTTTGGTTCCATATATTTTTATAAGGGCCTTCCCAAAATTCAAAATCATATTCTGCAGTAACTATACCGTTGTTACTAGATTTTGTGGTTTCATAAAAAGACTGATACGGAACAAATTTTTGAAATGTGTCTGTATTAACAACTGTACCGTCATATAGGTTTGATATACCTATAGCTTTCATCCAGTTGGTATTGGTGTTATGAGTTACTACTTTAGAATCAAGATTGCTACTACCTATCGTAAAGCCTTTATTAAAACGTGTTGGATCAATATATCTGTAACCTGTACCTATAGCTACTTGAGTGGAGTCAATACTATATATTATATTTTTAGTTAAATAGATTGACGCACCAAGATTACTCGGTACAAAATAACCACCAAGTTGATCGCTCGTAACAATGTTCTCGTTTAATTGGGGTGCAAGTGCAACTGTAGGGTAATACCTGTTTGTTAAATTAGCAAAAGGAGCAATAGGTATAACGCTAGAAGAAATCAGTCCAGTACTTGTACTAGAAAGTAGATACTCGCTATTACCTAAATACTTCTGAGATAAAGTATTTAAATCAGAATTTATTTGGTCTTGTGTAGCAAAACTATCTACAACTGTATTACCGGTATCCATTAATGATAATATTTATAACCGGTGCATTAACTACCAACCATTAATTTATAAGTACTTCCAGAAGAATCTTGTATTGTAATATATCCGTTATTGGTAACTGGAGTGTTTACAAATGAACTGTTTAATAGTATATTAGAAGCACTCAATGTTACCCCAGTTATTGCCCCGCCGGTAATATTAACATTGTTTGCATTTTGTAACGACATACTACCATAAGAAGAAGCTATTGTTATACCTCTCATGTTTACAACCACCCCGGTAGTTGTACTTGTAGCTACTAACATTGGTTTGGAAACTTGCCCCACTGTTACAGGTGCTGTAGATGTTAGAGTACCTGTACTTGTGGGCGATAAGAAGTAGACTGCACCATCTGTTAAACCGGATAAACCTGAAATATAACCATGATATACTATAGTAAATGTGCTACCTGTAGAAGACTGTACAATGCCAAGTGCTTCAGCATCGGAAGAAGTATCTGCTTCTGCTAATACATAACTACCACCACCAGAAGCTCTTGCAACTACTTGACCGGCAGAAAAGGAATTTGAGAAAGTAATGGTTTGTATTGTATTACCACCAAACCCGCTATACCCCGATATACCAGAGTAACCAGAAGTTCCTTGACCTGAATACCCTGAAATACCACTATAACCGGAATACCCAGAAATACCACTAGCAGCATAAGCACCAGGGAGTCCACTATAACCTGAAAAACCTGAAATACCGCTATAGCCAGAAATGCCACTATAACCGGAATACCCAGAAATACCGCTATAACCAGAGATACCGCTATAACCGGAGTAACCACTAAATCCTGAAATGCCGCTCCATCCAGAATAACCACTAATACCACTATACCCAGATGTACCTATACCTGAATACCCAGATTTACCAGAGTAACCAGAAACACCTGAACCACTAAATCCTGAAATACCACTATACCCGGATGTACCTATACCTGAATAACCGGACGCCCCAGAAACACCTTGCCCTATAGGTGTACGTACCACTGTAAACACTGAACTACCATTATACTGATAGGCAGCTGTAATTGGTGAAACGCTTGACGTATAAGCAGAAACCTGTAATAGTATTCTGTCAGTAGAAGATAGAGTAGTAATACTTGATGTGGCGTAAGAAACTTTTTGATACGTAGAAGTAGTATCATTCACTGCCCCACTATCGGCACTTAAAATAAAAGTACCAGTAGAACTAGTGGTCATTGAATATGTATATATGCTAAATACAAAATTTGCTGAACCACCCAGCACATAACGATAAAATTCAACATCCCACAAACCAGCGGGTATCTCTGTCACTCCCGGTTCTCCAATTGGTGTTAGGTACCAACCAAATGCAGTCACCCCGGCGCTAGAAGTAATTATAGCATAATCATCATTAATTGTCGAGCCACCACCGCCTGGCTGTAAAGCCATTACTTCATATAAAGCAGGGTTTTGATCGCTGTTAACCTCTTGTAAAAAATATGTTCTACCATAAACAGATGCTCCAACTTGTCCGCTAAAGCCTGAATAACCGCTAGGGCCACTATAACCGGAGTAACTAGAGTAACCACTATATCCAGAATAGCTTGAATAACCACTATATCCAGAATAGCTTGAATAACCGCTGTAACCGGAATAGCTAGAGTAACCACTATATCCAGACCAACCTGACGTACCAGAATAACCAGAAGTACCCGAGCCAGAATAACCAGACCAACCCGATATACCTGATCTACCAGAATAACCAGACCAACCTGAGTTTCCATTACTACCATTTGCTCCTGCCGGGCCAGAATAACCACTGTAACCGGAGTAGGTACCACTAAAACCACTCTTACCAGAGTAACCACTGGTACCAGCGCTATTAACTAACATTGATGTATCTACTTTTACTAATGCCATATTATTAACGTATTACTATCACTATAATTGTATTAACAGGTGGTGGCCCGCTAAAGGTTATGGTTTGATTTTGAGAGCTAATTGTATAGCTACTGTCTGGAGTCTGTACAATACCATCAATAGTAACTTGATAAGCACTTGAAGTACTTGAAGTTATATTATTTAAGGCAAAGGTGGTTGTATTACCGTCGCCTATAAAAGTAAAATATGTTGGTAAAGTAGATGCCATCGTAAGAGAGGTTGATGTTGCTACGGATGCTATAACATTAGAAAATAGATAATCTGTTGGTATATCATATTGACCAGCGTTATAAACATCTGCAGGAACTGTTAAATTTGTACCAATATTTACTGTTGCGCTAACGCTAGTGGCATCTGTTAATTGTAAATCGTAATATTCATTAGTATCGTATAACTCTTGTATTTGTACGTTAAATTTAGGGGCTACTGTAACCAAATATGGCAAGTATTGTAAAATATTAGGATCTGTAACAACTAAGCTGGTAATTAATCCGTCCGGGGTTGTTTTACGAGTAAATGATGTTAATAGGAAATTATAAAACAAACGCTCTAAAGATAGAGCAGTACCTGTTAAATTATATTTTAATTTAGTGTAAGTTAAATGATTACGAGTATTAGCTAGATAAATTGCTATATCTTTAAGTCTACGTGCATAGCCAGTAATAACAGATTGTACACTTAAAGGATCATCAAAGTTTACGTTATTAAACAATTGCTTTTCGTCGTTATTACGAGCCGTAACCCCTAAAGACTGTAAAAATGCTTTATAATAATTTTGTACAGCATTAATAGCTGTTGAATTGGCTAAAGCATGATTAATATACCAGTTCTGTACATACGCATTGTATTGAGCATATGGATCTACAGGAGAAACGCTACTATTACGAATAATCCAATCTTGATAAGAATAAGGTTGAGTCAAATCTTGATTCGTTGACGTATTTGACGACGTTGTTAAAGCGTTAATTGTGTTAAAGACTGGCATATTATTAATTTATTAAACCCAATCCTTTATGTATATAGTAACTAAAGATTTTTTCTAAAGTACCACCATCGTTAACCCAAGCAGCATGGGAAGAAGCCTGTTCAGATAAAGTCGTCAGCGGGTCATCCCAGTTAACTAACCCAGCTACCTGTTGTTGATTAGTAACAGGACTATATACAAAGAAACGATAATTGTATTGTACTGGCGTCTTTAATCCCCAACCATAAAACGCACTTAACGGATATGTTGTTAAAGGATAAGAAGATAAAGGATAAGCGGTTGTTGGTAAAAAGTTTTGCAGATTGCGGGCTGTTATAGATGCATACGATGTAATTGCAGGTACTTCTAATAACTCGTAATATTGAGAGTTAAACATATCATTAACCACTATCTTTTGTCCTGCAGATACCATTGTCGTGCTTATATTGTATTCGGTTAATATTCCTCCTAAATTAGGAAAACCAGCACTTAAAGTAAAGTTACGGGCATCTTGAGAACGTGCACCCCACACTCTACTTTGTTGTACTGAATACAAATCATAAATTTTACCTAACCCTGGCGGTATGTTAGTATAATTAAAGTCATTAAGATTTAAATCTAACATTTCTGACAAAGAGTAAAATTGATTTACGTTTGATGTGAGCGGGTCTGAAGTGTTTTCTACAAAGTTAGTTATTTTTTCGTATAGCACCCCACCAAACGTATCTTCATTAGTTGCACTAGTACCTGCAATAGCAGATAAATAATCATTAAAAAATACTGTATTTTGAGCAATTGTTGGTTGTAATGCGTAGGATTTTAATTGAGCACCGAAATCAAAACCAGCTCCAAATTTACGTGCAAAATAAGTACTATTAAAATCTACAATGTCAAATTGCGGACTATAACCTGAAAAATGCTGACTGTATTTTACACTAGTTATTGTATTTGTAAGGGTGTAAGGGTAGAACCCTGATACAGGGTTTGCAGTCAAATCGTTTACATAATACAAGCCCGATATTGCTGTACTGTAGAGATAGGATTCAGCAGTACCAGCAGTTACATATGGTGTAAAAGCTGCTATATAAAACCCGCTGTTAAAGGCTACACTATTAAGGGTGTATGCAAATGTTTGTAAATCGTAAGAAGTATTGTATGTGTTTATTACACCACTAACAGGGGTTTCAAAATATATTTGTACGTTGCCTTGACCGCTTGGAGAAAATGTAATCGTAAATAAAGGAGCCCCACTTAAAATGTTTAATGGATAATTTAATAAAGGAGTATCTGAAAGGTAAGAATTTGTACCTGTTAAAACAGGGCTGTTAATTGTCATTACAAACCTACTAGATACCCCGGACCAATATGTACTTTCAAAAGGTACTTTACCGTTTAATGTAAAATCTATATGGTCTGGAATTAAACTCTGTACGTAATAATAAGCAGATAAGCTTACTGCTGTATTAGCATAGGCTGGAGTGTCTATGTAATCGTAATCTCTAGCAGGCGGGTTAGGTATATTTAAAGTGTCTAAATTTACCCATAATGTAGTAGGGTTTACGTAAGAACTAGAAACACTATTTACAACCATTGAAGGTAAGTCGTCTACATAGTAAAAATTAAATGAGCCAGATAAACCTACTTGTGTTCCTGAAGATGAAGGACGTCCATTATTATCAATTAATACCGGAGTACTGCTTATTGGTTGGTAGTTTAATAAAACAACTTCATTATCTAAAGAGGTTGCAGAAGCCGATGTAAATCTCCACCTTGGTCGTAAATTAATTAATTGACCATCAGGTACTTCTGTCCAAGGCTGAGATAAAGAATTATCAGCATAAAAAGTGAAATTAATGTTATTATTGTCCTGTAAACTAGTAAAATAATTTATTGTTAAAGGTACTGGTCCAGCTGAATTACCTGAATAATTAGATTGATAACCGTAAAACGTATAAATGTTGGTTGAAGGTATAGAAGTAGGAGTACCTGAAGATAACCACCCACTGGTAGACCAGTATAATTTATCTACAATAAAATTACTAGCTGTTACTGTTGTAGAAAACGTAAAAGGGTTAACACCAGCACGAGTGGTGAGTATCCAGTTAGCGTTATCTACGTTCACATCAAGAGAAGATGTTGGGCTTGCACCTGTAGAGAGATCTCCTGGATTATTATTATATAAACCTATTTTTATTTCATAAACTCCAGGCCAGTTATAAGTGTGGGTCGGAGCATATTCTGTACTATATGTACCATCCCCGAACCACCAAATAATGTTATAATTTGAAGTTATTGCAGCTTCAGTTATACCGGGCTGAGCACTTAAAGCACATGTAAAAGGAGTAGCTAGGGTAAAACCGCTTAATGGATTAGCTGTTAACCCACTAACAGTAATACCATAAAATGCACTTAGCGGTATTAACGAAATAGCCATATTAGAAGTTTACTATAGAAGTGCTTTGTGTTACACCAACATTTACTACTACTCTAGATAAAATATCGTTAATATTGTTTAAATATACAGTTTGAAAGTCTAATGTAGTAAATGTATGAGTTGTTGATCTTATATCGTTGTAAGGATAAGATGGGTTAAACACTATTAATGAAACTCCATTTATTTGATCCCCGCTACTTGTGTTTTGAGTTGCTATAGATTGTACTCCAGGTATAGCTAGTATTTGACCGGTTAAATCAGGTATATCTACAGTATAACCAAGAGTAATATTGGAAGGATTAAAATAGTTTTCTAATATTGTCTGTACATTACTTAATACTGTTGAAGCAGCTACTTTAGAATTGCTTGCCATATTAATAACTAAATTAGAGTTTGCTATATCACTATATACAACCCCGCTTGGTGAACCCAAACCTATAGTAATTGCAAGATAGACTGGATCCATAACAATAACTTCAGTGGTTAAACCTTTTACATTATTAAGAGATGAATTGATTAACTGTTTTTGAGCTGGAGTTAAATAGTTTACTGTACTATTAGATAGTAATGCAGTTGCTTTAGGCATTACATAAACATATACATTATTAAAATTTACCGCATCAGCAAAAGCCATTTGATTATATAGCACTCTATAATCTGTACCAGGGCTAGTCAAACCAATACTGTAAAGGTATTGTAAGTGTTGACTTACATATTGATTATTATTTAAAACTGCAACACTGTTAATAATGTTTGCAAAATTATTTGTTACATATGCTTCATAATCCCCTGGGGTGACCACTCTAAATTGAGATCTAAATGAAGCAGGCGCGTTTTTACGTATACTAGCTACTGTTTCTACATCTGTAAAAGTAGTAGAAATAGTATTATTAGAAAATTGTAGGCTTATTATATTAGCATCGTTTAATAGAGTTAAATCGCTGCTGATAACGTCAGGAGAAATAGAATTAAACTGAGCAGTATTGTAAATGGCAGGTATTTGGCCGTTTAATGCCCCTACACCTACTTGACCTGCGGTGCCTGCTGTTTGTAGATAATAAACTGCTACCTGATCTCCCGCTCCAAGTTGTATACCGTTAATACCGTCGCCAAATTTAATTTCATAATGCAAATCACTATTTAACCGTATTTCATAAGAAGAATCTGTTGCGTTTTGCAAATATAAAGATTCGGTCTTGTTCCACTGGGTCCATTTGCCAGTAGTGGCTTGTTTTACATAAACATCTATATTAAAATGATCAATTGTTACATTAGTACCTGGAACTAAGTACAATATTTCATTAGATTCCCCGGCAGCTGTATAAAGCGGGTATTCAATATAACTACCTTGATATAACAGATACTGATTAGCTACATCACCTAGTTCCTGTATGCCTGAAATTGTTTTAGTAAACGTAACATCACTATTAAAAGAATAAGAAGCATTACCTAAACGTAAAAATGTATAACGCGGTATTGTATATGTACCTACAGCTAAATTAGCTGTTGCAGACACGTCAAAGGATAAAGTCGATGTTTGAGCACCTATAGGGGAATAGTTAATAACATTAACAATACGGTTAATGTTTTCATAAAGTTGAGCTTCCGTAAACATCGTTTCTGTTGATGTTTGGTTCATATAATACATTAATGTATGAAAAGCATACGAAATAATGTTATTAACAGCTGTAATATTCGAACCCTGAAAGTTTTGATCTGTAAATAAACCTTCTGTGTTTAAACGAGAAATAATGAAATCTCTTAACGAAAGCGCATCAAACGCAACGTATTGGTTGGATGTGATGTTGAGATTACTTGCGTCTGTAGTGGTATTCATTATTGTATTGGAAGAAGGGTATACCCGTTATTGGTTAAAGTGCCTGGGATATTAATAGTTGTATTCAATGACGGGATTAAGATACTTAATGTAATTGCCATAGAATTATCGTCCGGGTTAACACTTATGTCTATATTCTTTACAGAAACCCTCGGTTCAAAAAAAGTAAGATTTTTTAATATTGTTTGACCAACTAAGTTTGCAGTAGTATTAGTAGCTGGCATAAACAAGTACTGCATTAAGTTTAAACCATATTCTGGATTTAATAAGTTTTGGCCAGGTATTGTATTAAATAGATTGTTAATAGAGTTAACAATGGCTGCTTGATCATAATCTATTGCAACATCTCTTTGAACTGGCTTATTGAAATCCAAGTGCAGATCTACAAAGTCATATTTGTTGACTGTTTGTATATTTTGTAGACCGCTAAAAGTAATACTTGCCATATAAATTACTTAGGAACAAAGTATAAAAACGTAAGTAATAATATACCTTTTATGAAGAACAGCAAGTTTATACATCTTTACGAAACCGTTTATAATCGTTACAAGCAAGGCGCCGGCTTTTTAGAGGGCGATGTGGTTAAGCTTAAATCCGATTATAAATCTATGGATTGTTATAAATCGTTAAACGAAACGATTAAAATACGTATTGAAACTGCTGCTAAATCTGGTTTTAATATGCGCTTAGGTCGTTTACATACACCTAATGCTCAATTCGGTTCTTTAGGTTATGAAAAACTACCAGCTACTCATGCTGATGTTTATTCTGAAATGTCTCCAGGTAATGTTGGTAATTTAATGACAGTACCAATAGATATTTTAGAAGAAATAGACACAGGGGTAAATCTACCTCCTGTTTCGCCAAATAACAAGCGCCCTAATGGTGCATCTCAAGATGCTGCTGAATGGGAATCAAATCCTGATACTCCAGAAACAAAAGAACAAAATCATTTAGGTCACGAACAAAATTGGATTAAAAAAGGTGATTATAAATTAGCAGAAAAAGATAAAAAGTCTTCAGTTGGTGCTAATGAGCATGATGATTCAAAACCATCAGAAGAATACGAACCATTACCTAAAAACAAGATGAAACCAAAGACTTTAAAAGAGTCAGAAGAAATTTTGAGCGGTCTTTATATTAAAATACTTAATGAAGACGTAGGTATGATGGGATCTGGTGCAGAATCAAGCTATAGTGAAGAGGCAGATGTGTGCCCAACTTGTCATCATAATCCATGCACATGTGATGAAGCACCTGTTGGTATGGCAGAAGAAGAAATATGTCCAGCTTGCGGTGCAGAAGTTTGCGGTTGCACTCATAGACAAATGTTTAGTGATGGACGTTTAAAAATTGAACCACATCATGTAAAAGATGAATGTTGGAACATGGAAGAAAACAAAATGATTGACGAATGTTGGGGAATGGATGGCAATATTAAAGAAGAGTGCTGGAGAATGGAAGAAGGCACAGGTATGCCAACCAATCCTGAAGTAAGTCAAGAAACAGGACAACAAAGCCCTACACAGGGAGAAGATGGACCTTTAGAAGAAGTTAATAAAGTTGCTAAAAACCAACCAAAAAGAGGCTATCTACCAGGTGGCCATCCAGATGATGGTGTTACTATTAAAGCGCACCCAAATTCTTACCTATCATAATTGACTTAATGCTATAAGACAAGAAAAGAAATTAATTTCTTGATCCATAACTAAAGCCGAACGATACAAATATTCAGAGACTTGCAGTAATGCAAGTCTTTTTTTATCTTCTGCTAACGAGCCTTTATATATAGCATTAAATAGGTCTTTCATTAACTTTGGGTAGTCGTTACCGAATGTTTGCTCCGATTCTATAACAAACTTACGTAGAGACATTAAGTCTTCTCTATTAGTAAGTTTAATTAGGATATCTTCAGCGAATCCCTCGTTATTAATAGTGCTCTGTAGTTGTAATACGCCGTTAATAACACTACGTTGTATATGATTAATAATTCTACGTAAATCTGGATAATAGTACCGTATTACTTCTTTAATACGTTCTGCTTGTTCGTTATTAATCTTAACGTTTTCTTCCTTTAATATATGTACTATACGTTTAGCGTATTCTCTAATAGGGGGTGTGAAATCAGTAAAAACCTGACAACGAGATTGTATTGGTTGAATAATACGATGTAAGTAATTACCAGTAAGAATAAAACGAGTGTTACCAGCATATTCTTCCATAACATTACGTAATGCTCTTTGACCAGCATCAGTAAAGTTATCAAATTCGTCAAGAAATATGACTTTAAGTTTACCGTCAATACTCTTGGTTTGAGCAAACGTTAAAATAGAAGTACGTACCTCATCAATACCGTTTTTTTCGCTAGCGTTTATATACAGATATTGAGCGTCTAGTATTTCATTAATAATTACCTTAGCTAATGTGGTTTTACCGGTACCGGCATTACCTACAAGTAGTATGTTAGGTATTTCTTGTTTACGTCTACATTCTTCTATAAATTGACGTAAATAATCAGAAAGTACCATATCGGCCAGTTTAGATGGCCTGTATCGTTCCGTCCATATTGATAGTAACTGTTCATTAATTGTCATTATATAGTAAAGCTGAACGAACCATCGTTATTAGCTGTCATTTTTTTGTTGTACGTATCTACTGGAGTTGCTAGATTATCAGAAGAGCCAAACCCCTTTTCCCCACGAGTTGTTTCGCTTACTTGATCGGTCCATTCAATGTCGGCCTGAATAAGAGGGTAAACAATTAATTGAGCGATCTTATCGCCTGGTTCAAAGGTTTGATCACCAAAACCAAAATTATAAAGCTTAATACCCATATCCCCTCTATAAGGATTATCAATAATACCAAAATGAGGGAATATATGCTTCTTAAACCCAACACCAGATCGGCCTTCAACACGAATCCAATAACCTGGGGTAATGTAACCAAGCTTTAAACCAACTGGAACTGTAGCCCAGCCTTTACCAGGTATTGTAACCTTTTCTACTGCTGTAAGATCTAATCCAGAATCGCCTGTATAAGGGTCTGAATGATTAAACTTTGGTAACACAGCTAAATTGTGTGTTTTAACGAATTTAATATTAACTGGGAATGACATAATGTATGAGTATAAAGTATATTATTGATAAATCAATGGCTTACATAAATATTATTAATGAATCCTCCGTTACCGGATAATAAGCCATCAGATAATCAACAGATAATAGATCAAATAGATGATTTTATTGACGGTTTAAATATAACTAAAGAGGAACCACAAGCAACTTCTGAAACAGTTACAATTCCAATTAATGTACCTAAAACACCAGAAGATATGCAAGCTTTTGTGTTGCAACACTCAGCAGGTTTGGTAGAAAACAGTGTTAAAAGCATAATGGAATTACAAAAATTGACAGTGGCTACCGGTGACCCGGAAATGATGGCTGGTTTGGCTAGTTTAATTGCTGCAAGTACCGGTGCTATAGAAACAGTTAATAAAATACATTTACAGCATAAAAAGGCTGAAACCATTAAAGAGGTTAAGAAAATTGAAATAGAAGGCAAGAAAGAAATACAAAAACTTAAAAATGATGGGTATCTTAACTTGCCAGCTGGTCAAACAAACATACTAGTAGCTACTAGAGAAGAAATTATAGCACAATTAACTGGTAAGGCTAAAGCTAAAGCAGTAGAAACTAATGTTATTGAACTGTCGGCGTCTGAACAGATTGTGGTGCCTGCTGTTTAGTGATTTTATCCTTTACAGCTTTATAGTGAGCGTTAATTAACATTAATAGCACTAAACCACCTATTACAGCACCTACTACCCACATAGGTATAGTAGCAGCTACATAGGCTAAACCTAAAGAAGCTAAGCATCCGATACCCAAAGTCACACTCTTTAATAGTACTGCGAGTATTAAGAATAAAATACCTACACCTACTAAAGCTTTAATAATGTAACCAAGCATTTCTGCTTTTTGATTAGCTTTAGCAATTTCAACTTGATCAGCAGTATCTTTTTTAATTTTTTCTAATTGAGCTTTTTGTTCAGCTTCTAGTTTATTAATAGTTAAACGCTGTTCTTCTCTAATTTGCTGTTTTTCTTTTTCTTTTTGCTCTATAAGAGCCTCGGCTTTATCTAAATCAGCTTTTTGACTAATAGCTAACTCTACACTAGCGTTATACTTTTCATATAATTGATCAATTGTCTTAGTTTTTTCATCATCTACCTCTTTGGCTATTTTTGCTTTATCTTCTACAGATAATTTATCTGTTCGAGCTAAAATCTCTTTTGCTCTTAAATGAGCTACAAGAGTATTAATGTCTTGTTTCTTTTTCTCTTGAGTAACTATATAAATTCCGTAATCTAGCGCTCCAATTTTAGCAAAGTTTTCATCGTCTTTCTTTTTAGCGTCATCATACGCTTTTTGTAAATCAGCTCTAAATTTTGCATACTGTAATTCTAATTGATTGCGTGTATCATCAACCTTTTTATTGGCTTCAGCCATTTGATCGACTTGCTTGACTGTATTTTCTGCTTTGACTACAGCTGCAGCAGATGTAGTGGTGTCAACTTTGTCAGGGTTTAATTTAAACCCTAATTTAGGAAACCCAACACACCCTGCAAAGAATAAAGATGCCAACGCTACTACGAAATACTTTTTCATAAAAGTACTTACCACTATCTAATGTGTTTAAAGTGATCAATAATTTTTTGTACATCGGATTCACAATAACTACATTTATCTGCACAATGGCAATATTGCTGCAGATCTTCGATCGTTTTTATATCTTCATGTTTATCAACAAGATGTATAATCTCTTTAAATGAAACGTTATTGCAAACACAGTGTGTGCCGTCTAATTCAAGACTCATTAGGATTCACAACTAGCACAAGATAGTATTGAACGTGCAAGCTCCTGTGCAGGGTTAGCTGAACGTTGATAGTAAAGACTCTTAATACCGTTTTCCCAAGCAAATACTATTAGTTCGTTGACATCTTTTGGTTTAGTGTTAGGTGGAATCATTAGGTTTAATGATTGACCTTGATCAATATACTTTTGACGAGCTGCAGCTTGAATTACTATTTCTTTTTGGCTAATTTCGCCGAAAGTTT